TTATATGCCTCAATTTTGCGCTCGCGTACTAAACGGCGCAATGTGCTAGGTGTAATTTCCAAGATGTGTGCCATCTCGGTTGTGCTCAAATACTCAGGTTCCATGATGCTCATATTGTTTCCCATGATCCAGCGTAATCAGTCAAAATAACAACTTCGCCTGTTCCAATATCAAATGCAGCTTCATGAGGTTCAGCGATAGATTTTAGAAATGCTGAAGCTAGGATGTAGTCAGAATAAGTGTCAACCCAATGGGCATAGGCCCAGGCAAATGAAATTTCATTGTCATGGATAATTGGCTCAAAACGCATAACCTTCTTTTCCCAATCCTTGCCCCATGCCATTGATGTGGTGGTCAGGTGCTCAAAATCGTTTTTTGTTAGCTCTAAGGTTATTTTCATGACTGAAGCAACTTTGTTAGGTCTGCATCACTCATAGATTTAAATGCAGAATCAATTGCCTTGTGGGTTTTTTCTTCGCATGAATCACAACCACAATCCACCATGGCTGCAAATCCCTTGCTTTCCTTTTCTAATTTACTGCTAAGCATTATGTGTAAATCTGCCATTCTTGACATGTGAGGCCCTTCGTCTATATCGCCGTGTTGCGATGAACCAAATATAGACGATATGGACGAGATGTACAACATCAACACCGTTCGGCGTGTCTAACGCTCCAAAAGAATGGTGTAAATATGGTCCAGGCGTGCTTCAAGCCTGTTGACCTGCTCTTTTAGGCTTGACCCGTTGGCCTTGGGCCCTATTTCGGCCATGATTGAACGAACAATGAACCGGACTGCCGCATATAGTCCGGACAGGATGGCCATCACGCCTACTATAACGGCCACCCATGCCTGGACTCCCATCTTACTTCTTGCCTACTGTTATTGCTGAATCCTTTGGGTCAACCGCACGCAAGATAGGGGCGATAAAACCCGCTAACAATGCATTGACTAGAACCTTTGGATCAGTGATACCGGATAAATATAAAGCCGCTACTGAAGCTAGTGAAGCTCTGACATACGACAAGGCCGCCGCTTTGAGTTGTGAGTTCATTTGTTGTCTCCTTGTATTTTCTTAATTAATGCCTCCGCTTTGGCTGCACTAATAGCAATTTCAAAATGCATTTCGTCTTTCCGGTGCTTGTAGTCACCGCCCCAAATGCATCCATATTTGTGAGCAAGGGCCCGAATCATCGGAACCTTTAATGGGTCAAATGTATTGGTCTGCCCCAAGGGATGCTTGGAGGCGTTCAGATCTAAAGCCGTGCCCGATGAATGATTGCTGAGTTTCGTAGTTTCCCCCCGGATTTGCCTGTAACAATATCCCCAATCATCCAGTGAACCCACATCCAGGGGTTCAATCAGCTCATGAAATTCAGCAGCTAGTCCAATGAGCAACGGCGCAACGGCTTCCGCACAACGCAGTTGAATTGCCGTGCCAGGCACTGGATAAGACTTTATCCCTATCTCACCCTGATCCTTGGAGGCGGGCCAACCGTTAGCACTAGTCTCCATTGATTCGAATAATCTTAGTCAAGTGTTCCACTATGAAAGCAATAACTTTGCTTCATCGGCAGTTATGCCTAGTTTGGATAAAAGTGCGGCTTTATTGGCTGAGTTATCAGGTGCAATAATTGTGCCATTGTGTTTGGAAACAATGTCAGCCGCTAGTGTTTCTTCATCAGTCTCAAAACTAATTGTGCCGTCAAGGTTATCTTGAATAGAATTGACCTCGATATTTATGGCTGCCAATTCTTGCTTTAATTCCGCACCATTTAGATTTTCAGGTTTTGTAAAAGTTGCCATTTTTATGCTCCTAAGTAAGTTGCAGTAAAGCGTGTATAAACTTGGTCAGCAAGTGCGTTTAAGTTGCCACCAGAGTTTTGATTAACATTAACAGTTATGTAATCACCTACGGCTAAATCTGCAATGTAGATGTGCTGCACTCGTTGCGCAAAACTACTTAGGGCAGGATTTAACATACTACCCATTACTGTTGTTCCATTTTTCTTAAAAGCGACATTTCTTACACCACTAGAATTGCTAGCAAAAAGGATTGCTGTTTGCAAAAGATATTTACCAGCTTTTCCTGAAGGAATAGTAATTCTTTCGTTATTAGTAGTATTGTCGTGATAAGAGTTTGTATCAAAATCTTCGGCATTAAAGGTGATGTCAGTATCGGTGTCATTAGAAAGAGTTTGTGCCGTTGTTACTTTATACACCGCGCAACCTACGAAAGATGAACCGCCTGCAGGTGTAGCCCAAACAGGCACACCGCCCGTAACTGTCAGCACTTGCGATGTAGAGCCAATGCCTAAACGACTTAAAGCTCCTGATCCTGTGCCGTAAAGTAAATCTCCGTTAGTTGTTAATGTGCTAATTGTAGGAGTGGTTAGTGCAGGGCTTGTAAGCGTTTTATTTGTAAGAGTTTGTGCCGTGGTTTTATCCACTGTCACGGCGGTGTCTATTGCTATTGTAGGAACTGGGCCAGTTGGGGATGTTACGCTAATTCCGTTGCCAGCCGTAACACCTGTTACATCGCCTGTGGCAGCCGCTACCCACGCGGCCCCGTCATAATACTCAGTGCTATTTGTATCTTTAAGGTAAGAGTATTGCCCTTCTTGTGGTGCGGTTATAGCCGAAGCACGGGCGGCTGATGAAGCAAACACCAGCACCCCTTGCATGAGGTAGCCATTAGTGTCTGCGGCAGTTAAAACCTCCCCGGTGGTGAATGTCTTAAAGCCAAGTCCTGCTGCCATATTTCCTCCTTAATAACTCAACACGCTTGTGTCAAGTATTCCATAAAGTGCGCTATCTAGGATGAATCCATCAATTATGGGTTCAAGTGTCGTCATTTTAACTCGCCAAGAATTTGGAGTGATCTCCATAGACTTGCCAAATACTTGAAGGGTTTTTGTTAGCGTAGTTGAACCAGGCTGATTGGTTGTAATAGTCACTGGATCAAAATAATCAAGGTCAAGGGCTGCAATTATGCCGGCATTGTAATTGGCCGTGTAAAGGTCTAACTGGATTTCATCGCATCTCACGCTTGTTTCAGCCCTGGAAGCAACATAAGCCCTTGCATAGTTGAGGGCGGTCGTTGTGTCTTGCATCAATAAATTCTGCTGATTGTAAGAATGCAGGAAATACTTGGCAATACTAGCTGCATCGGATGCGGTTTGAGTGGCCAAGCCCGTGGCAGTAATGTTGGCCTCATTGTAAACAAGGGTGTCATTTGTTACCCAAGTAGCATTGAAGTAATCAATGGCCGTTCCGTTATCGTTAAACACAACGGGTGTTGCTGCCACGCTGGATGCAGTCACGGAACGGTCTTGGAAAATGAAACTGCCCGATGCATCCACATAGAATGCGCCAAATTCGGTCGTTTCAATTGTCTGACAAGCTTGAAGCGCGGTGCGAGCCGTGCCGGGATCCGCCTGGACTGTTGTAAGTCCAGCATCTATGTCTCTCATGGTTGCTGGCCATGAAATAGCATCAAGCAAATTATTGATGCGGGCACCGGTCAATTGTCCCGCGCTTGTTCCCGCCACTGTCGAAATCTGAGCATTCTGAGCCAATCGCTGAGCATCAACGGCCTGGATTGTAGTGTAAACGACATCGCCCACGGAGGCTTGTGGGGTTGATGTGGAAAAGGAAGTGATGAATCCACTGAAGATAGGATAAGTAACGGCCCCATAAGTGGCAGTGATTTGCACCTTACGCATTGGAGTAAGGAGCCCGTAATAAGGCCCACTTACATTCATTGGGTTGAAATCACCATTTTGGTCAACAATGCGCAATGAAAGTGTGCCAGTCTGAAATTGGTCAGCCTGAGCATTTCGCCCACGCTTGGTGTTTATTGAATCAACAACATTGGAAATGTCCACGATAACGGCGGCTGCATCGGCAAGAATGTTTGTGTCAAGAATGCCTTGATCTAAAATCATGGCCTGGGCAAAACTTGGGCCGGTGCTGAAATTTATGAATGCGTTGATTGTTGGAATCGTCATGCTGGCAACGCCCCTGCATAAGTGGTCAAATATCCACGGCGGGCAATCTCGTTAAGTGCAGCTTGTACGGCATCAACAATGGTGTTTTCATCAGCCAAAGTTGCACCAGTATTGACAACAACATTGAAAGCGGCGGCTGGCACTTGCCCTTCACCTTGACCAGCTCCACCGCCGGAACCAGCTCCATAAACCGGAATTACAATTGGTGTATCAGGCATATTTGTTCCGGCATCAAAAATTTCCTTAGCCCATTTTTGTGCATCGGTTGTTGTGCCGCCGCCCTTAGATCCAATTGCTCCACTGTTATCCGGCTTGACTGCGGCAGGACCTCCGGCAAATGGCCCGGTTGCTCCGGCATTGCCAAATTTTTCTTTTGTCATTTCTAAAGATGAAATCCATTTGATAATGCCAGTTGATGCCAATCCTGCGGAAGTTGCTAAGTATTGCAAAGCTGCACCAGCTTTAAGTTCTGCCTCAACTTTTGCGGTTTGAGCCTTAACCAAAGCATCATTGGCAGCTTGGGCCGTCTTGCCAGTTTCATCAAGAATCGCAATCTGAGCACGAATGCGTGCCTTTGTCTCCTCGTCAGTAGCTTGATTCAATGCAGCATTGAGGCCAATGCGCTCTAAGTCGAACTTGGCTTTTAGTGCATCTAAAGCCGCCTGATCCTTTTTCATTTGAGCTTCTTCTCGCGTGGCCTTTTTTTTGGCTGCAAGGGTTGCCAATTCTTCTCTTTTTTGAGCTGCTAATTTTTTATTGTATGCAACGGCA